GGGCTTTTTCCTTTTCCATCTCTACTCACCGCCTCAACCATTCTAGAAAAGTCCCCACTAGATAAATAACAAGAACCACCAACGCAGCCACTGCTATAACGGCCAACACAGCTATGAGCACTTGAACAAATGTAGCAAAAAGAAGGTTGCTTAATTCTACTTGTTGAAACGCTGTGGCTACCGGCATCAAAACTGTCACTTTATTCGCCCTCCTTTCTTTAGTTGCATTTATGCAACTAATCAGTCAAAAAAAATTGTGCTAGGTTCTTTCAACTCTAGTATTTTACTCATTGAGGCGGCTTCATCTACTGAAATTTTACAGCGGTCATTAAGTTTTGCATTTACACTTTTGGTCGTCAGGCCAAGTTTTTTAGCCAGTTCCCTCTGCGTTATGCCTTTTTCAGCTAAAGCACCGCGTAGCTTTGCTAAGTTCATCTAATATCACTTCCTTTGCTTCTCTTCGTTGCATTTATGCTACAAGATTATGATAACAGCACATAATTCAAAAGTCAAGCATAAATGCAACGAATTTTATATTTTTGTTTTACTTTTCGTTGCATTTATGTTATTATTGGTTTAAGCAGTAAAGAGAGGTTTTTACAATGAGCGAAAAAGAATTAACAGAACTAATTGAAAAAATTAAACTTCGGCGATTGGAACTCGGTCTATCTTATCAGGAACTTTCGGATTTAACAGGCATCAACAAATCTACTCTTCAAAGATATGAAACAGGATTCATCAAAAAAGTTCCTATAAACCAAGTTCAAATAATTGCGAAAGCTCTTAATGTAACTCCAGGTTATCTAATGGGGTGGGAAAATGATAACGAAAACCAAACCTATTACCTCAATCCTGAAGCAGCAAAAATGGCACAGGAAATTTATGATAATCCTCAATACAAGGTATTATTTGACGCTACCAAAAAACTAAAACCCGAAAGCATTAAAGAAGTTATGAAATTTATTGATTACCAAAAAGCCAAAGAGGAAGGCGATCTCAATGAGTAGAACTATCTTATATGACTTGCCTCACGACGTTCGAGACTTTGTTAGAGAAGATATTGATGGAGAGGCAATTTTCATCTTGAATGCCCGTTTAACACGTGAATCTAATATAAAAACTTACCTGCATGAGCAGGAACATTACGAGAAAGATTGTGGTAAGAACCTTTGTGTTAACGAAATTGAAGCGCAAAGGCATAAATAAAAGAGATAACTGGCCAAATATCAACAATCCATATTTTTGATAAATCATTATTTCAATGTATCAAAAAATGCTTATTTTGACATATAGTCAGACTTCACATATCAATATCTTCTAATTTTGATAAAAGGATGGTTATTATGACTTACCCTACTTTAAAAAAATTATATTATCAAAACGAGAATACATGGAAAAAAGAATATCAAAACCGCTATTCAGCTTCCTTTACTGAACGTTTTGAATTTACAATTAAAGAATATAATCATAAAGAAGAATTTAATGCCTTTTTGTGTTATACACCAGAAATTGTCAAATTAATGGATTCAATTTACCAACTAAATATTGAGCTTATATCATTGCATCACTTTCTTCCTCCAGCTGCACTTATACAATATACGCAGTACTGTATGGTAGAGGAAATTCAGTCCAGTAATGAAATAGAAGGAGTACGTAGTTCTCGTAAAGAAATACGTGAAGCTATAGTTCAACTTAAATCTTTGCAACGCGAAAAACCCTCACGCTTTTACAGCATTGTAGAAAAATACAATAAACTCATCAGTCGTAAAAAAATAGATTTTAAAACATCAGCTGATATTAGAAAGTTTTATGACAGCTTTGTATTAGACGAAGTAGTTGCCGAAAACCCTAAAAATACCCCTGACGGGAAAATATTCAGATCCTCCAGTGTAGAAATCTTATCAGGAACGCAGAAAATCTTGCATGTAGGTCTCTATCCAGAAGATAAGTTAATCTATGAAATGGATAAAGCATTATTATTTTTGAATAGCGACAAAGCCCCTTTTTTTGTTCGGTTAGCAATATTCCATTATTTATTTGGATATTTACACCCATTCTATGATGGCAACGGCAGAACAATAAGGTTTATCACATCGTACTATATAGCTGTTAACTTCTCTCCTTTAACCGCATTTAATTTATCCCTTTTTATAAAACGCAATAAAAAAATATATTATAAAATGTTTCAAGAAACCCATACTTCTTTAAATTGTGGCGATTTAGGCTTTTTTGTAACAGAATTCCTTAACATTATAAAGCAATCTATGAAAAAGACTATAAATTATCTAAGTGAAAAAATAAAAGAACTGGACAAATACAATCGTCAAGTTAAAGACCTAAAACTTCCAGATGAATTAACATCTGAAATCTATAATGTTTTATTGCAAGCAACCCTTTTTTCCCCTACCGGAATAACGATGCAAGATATAATTTCTTCTTTAGACAAATCTAGAAATACAATAATTAAAAGATTAGATAATATACCAGATGAACATTTAGTTATTGATACCTCGGAAAAACCCTATCGTTACAAATTAAATTTAACTATTTTCAATAAATAAAAAAGACCGCCCCTGCGCCAACAGGAACGGTCAACGTAATTGCCCCACTTCGTCGCAAGCGAGCTGATTACTATAAATATTATAGCACATCAGCTCTGCTACTGCATACCCAAATTACAGTAAAGGAGCTGATTTTTTATAATTAAAAAACGAAAAAATGCACCCTTTCGGGTGCATAGACATTATTTTTGAGTATCAACCTTTTCTTTGTTTTCTTGATTTTCAGAGGATGAATCATCGTCTGTAAAAACATCACAAACTGGACTCCACATAAATATCACTCCTCTCTATTCCTGTTTAATAAGTATAACACACGATTATCTATTTAGCAAATTTTTCTTCTTTTAGAATCCTTTATCGCTATCGATTCCATTGTTTTCCTGGTTTCTTCTACTTTGGAAGATTCTTTATCTGTCCATGTACAATATAATTCCTTTATATGTGTAAAATATTTTCTAGTATAGTCATCTCTTTTATTATAATCTGCAATAAATGGATATAAAAACTTTACAAAATCCGTAAAAGTCTGATGTAACGATTCATATACCGCATCCGACTTCGCTAAATTACTGTTAAAATACATAGAAAAATATTCTAAGTTATTTTTAGTATTACTTACTTCCTTCCAAAATCTATTCAATAAATATACTCTATATCGTTCTTCCACATTATTATCTTGTGGATCATTTTGGCTACAAAACATTTTATAATTATAAAAATCTAATTCCACTCCGCATACCTCATGATAGTTAACTTTTCCAAAACAGCTAACTATATTTTTTAATGGAATACTATTAATCGTTTGAGTAATAGTATCGATAGTTACATTATTAAAAAAATCTTTAAATTCTTCTTTATCAAATTTTTGCAACTTTTTCCCTTTTAAATTCTGGTGTATCATTTTATCAACGCCCACTTCTTGCAAAATATTTAATATTAGTTCCATTCTAGGAATTATATCGTTTATATAAAAAGAAGTAAGTTTAAATGAATTCTCAAACTCAGATTTTTTATTGCGTTTTTCGCAATCATTAAAAAACCCTCTTGTTTGAGCACCTATGAAAATGACAGAGATACATACCGCTATACTTGAAACAGAATTTATTAAGGCATTATTTGCAACTAACCATTCCCACAAACTTCCCACCTCTTTTTTATTATGTAGTTATTATAACATAATTTATTTTACAAGGAGCTGATTTTTTATGTCTATCGTAAAAAAAGCAGGGCGAAAAAAGCCCTATTACTATGTAATCAGTACCGGTCAGAAATTGCCAAATGGCAGGTACGAAAAAATATGGTCTACTACCGGTTACTTAACATCAAAAGAAGCATTAGACGCTGAAGCAGAAGCTCGTGTAGCAATCAAGCAGCAAACCTATATAAAGCCTGAAAAAATAACGGTAACTGCTCTCTTAGAAAAATTCATTGATACTAAAATAGAAATAAGACCTGCTACAAGGACACAATATACCGCAGCTAAAAACCGTGTATCCAAGCAACCATTAGGTTCAAAAGAAATTCAAAAAGTGGATGTCTTTGATGTCGAAGCTTATCGTCAGTGGCTACACAAAGACACTAAACTTTCACAGCAAACTATCCGTGAAGAGCTATCATTTTTACGTTCAGCTTTTACCTGGGCAGCGGATAATGACATTATAGTAAAATCACCTGCCAGACGATTAAAGTTACCACCGAAACCGGGCCCTAAAGGAATTCACGCAGAGCTGTCCTATCTATTAAAAATATTAGACATCGTAAAAAAAGAGGCTTATGCTGATCTTTATATTCCATGTCTACTTGCAGGTTTTTGTGGGTTACGAATATCAGAGATCTGCGGTGTTGAATTACAATATATTTCTGAATCAGGTGTACAGGTAAAACATAACTTATTACGTATTGATGGTATCCCAACACTTGCACCTCTAAAAACCAGAACATCAGAACGTTTTGTACCTTTCCTGCCCTTTGTATGGCGAGAAATAGCAAAGTACATGGAATTCATCAAATCTTGCCATAAAAATGCTCTTAGGCAAAGAATGGAGCTTATACGGGATGGAAAACTTGATCCAACTCATTCTGATCCAGCATGGCAGAATACCCTTAATTTATTATACGTTTTCCCTGAAGATGGTCGTCCCCACATCAAAGATTTTATAGAACGCCGCTGGCGAAAATTTAAAGAACAAAACGAAAAAATGCAGGAGCTATTTAAGAATCAGCCATACCTTGCCGGTATGAGAATTCACGACTTCCGTCATTCTCTCGGCGCCAATATGCGCGATCAGGGTGTAAGTATGGCAGACATATCAGAATTGCTTGGCCATTCTGATGCAGAATTTACCAGAGTAACTTACGCAACACCTCTTAAAGACACGCATGCCAAAGCTATGCAAAAATACGGAGAAAATATACAACAATTTTTATCTTAACTTAGGTACACTTAACTATTATTGTTGACAAAATTGTTGACAGACCACTTTTTAGACATATTTCAAACAAAATAAAAAAGCCGCAGATACGCTCTGCGGCTAACTTTTTAAGTGGTCGGGGCGGCGAGATTCGAACTCACGGCCTCTTGTACCCGAAACAAGCGCGCTACCAAACTGCGCCACGCCCCGACTTAAGTTACATCACTTACTGCAACGTGAATATTATATAAAATAACAAATAGTTTGTCAATGATATTTTTTATATTTTTAAAATAAAAAGCTTCCCTGCTGCCAGAGAAGCTTTTCAGACATCAGCCTTGTGTAACTACACGAATATTAGTAACGTTGAATGCTTCTGCGATAGCAGGCAGACATTCGCGTTCGATATTAGTACGGTGCAGCTCATTATCGGCGACCAGCATGATCCTCGGTCCGCTCAAATTGATATTATGCACATTACTGATCAAGCGTTTGAAACTGTCTTCTCCCAAGCTCTCTTTCAATTTGGCAAGGCCTTCCATCAGATACGGCTTTTCTTTAGCCATACGCTGTTCCAGCGGAGTAAACGGCACTGTAACTACACGCGCATCTTTAGCCAGTACAAAATTTTCCTCATGCTCGCCTGGTACTACTAAGTCATCTCTCAT